ACAAGCGATTTTATAAACTTGAAAACAGTTGATAAAATCAGTGATAAAAATACACTTGAACAGATTGAACAAGTTGAAAAAATAACAGGTGATAAAATCATTAAAAACTTGAACAAAGGCAAAAATAGTGTTTTAATGATTGGTGAACAAGGCAAGTATTATATCACCGCCCGCCCCTGTTATATACAATCACTTGTCAACATTCTTGAGCAAGTTGGTATTGAACAAAAAAATATTGTTCAGTTGAAAAAATCAACACAAGTTGAAAATATCACACTTGAACAAGTAAAAAATATCTTGATAAAATAACACTTGAAAAGCAATACAAAAGCCCTTGTACAAGGGCTTTTGTAATAATTATAAAAACAATAGTTTTTATAACAGAGAAAAGAAAAGAAAAGAAAAAAGAACAGGGGGAACAAATGAAAATAATAAACTATGATAGAGAAGAGTATAGAACAGGAGAGAGCATCTATGGTGAACAATTCCAAATAGCAATAGACGAGAAAAGAATAAATGAACCAGAGTACTTCCAATTAGTACAACGCGCATTAAAACTATTGAAGAAAAAAGTTTCACAACACAGAAAAGAAAATACAATCGTGTATAAAGAACGGAAGGAAAAAATCTACACAACAAGATATGAAAATAACAAGGTATTGCCAGTTGAGCCATACAACAAGTGGCTGGTCAATATCATAAAAAAGAACGAGCGTGAGAGAGAAAACTTAGCCAACATAGCAAATATGTTGAAAGTAAACTAAACAAACAAAGGTGAAAGCAATGAAAATATATAAGATATTATATATTGACCAAGAAAATAGAAACAGAGTATTTGAAGAAATAGAAATATATGATGAAGAAAATATGCGAAGACGATTTAAAGAATCTGTGTTAGATGAACAATTATGCGACGGAACTAGAATAGAATACGGACTAGACGAAAACACAGACTTTAGAAATATACCAATGGAGAAAATACTAGAAATATTTGAAAGCGACGGCTATTCAGTAGAAGAAACAACAACAGACGCACCGATCGGGCAATATGAATTATAAAGGAGTACAAAATGATTACAAATAAACAATCATATAATTATGGAACGCTGGCAATACAAGTCAACGAAGCCGACATAGATACAATAGAAAAGGACATCTATATAACAATAGACAAACAAAAGAAACACTATTATTTAGATAGTGCAACTTGGGACGGGTTTTCACAACAATATCTATTGACATATAAAGAATATCAGGAATAGAAAAGAAAAACGCATAACAAAAGGAGGCAAAAATGTAGTAAAAACAATAACTAACAAGACAAAAGAAACCGTCATTTAATAAAGGAGTAATAAAATGACACAAGAAGAAGAAAAAATAAGCAGAGCCATAAGGGATATGTACAATATCGTGTACTGGTATTGGACAAGACCAATGGCAATATATTTAACTGCGCAATTATGTACTGGAAAACTAACAAGACAGGAAGCCAGTAATGTAGTTCTGCAAATCGATAAAAAAGCGTCAGAAGAACAGAACAGAAAAATGATGAGTCTATATGAAGACAGAGAAGTGCTAGGGTTTATAAAACTACATAGCATAGATTTTGATTTGGAAGATAGACCAAGTGAAACAATACAAGAAAAACTAGACAAATACAAAAGACTAAAGAAAGTCGATATAAAAATACCATTGAAAGATGTGTATTGGGTATTAAGACGATTAGACAAATCAAGACAAGAGTATCAATACAAAAGATATATGTACTGGACAGATATGGCATCGTCTAATGCTGATTTAAGAAAAGTATTTTTGCGTTTAACAAAATACGTAGAAATGAGACACAGAAAAAAGTCGAAAAAGTATACTGTATCAAGAGACGAAGACAGAGATACGTTCTATGTATCAGCAAAAGGAAGACTTGCAAAACTACCGCTTTATAAATTAAAGAAATATATAAAGCAAGGTATGATTGTAAAAGACCACGACGAAATAAGAGCGAAAGACGAAATACCAGATGGACAGTATGTAAAAGTCGGTAGTTATTTACAAAAGTATTTTCCAAAAGTGCCAAGTGAAATAAGAGAAAAGTTCCAAAAAGCATTTGAGGAAATAAGACCGTGCCATATGGTAATAGACACAGACTTTAAGAAAGCATATGACCCGATATATAACAACTATCAAGATACAGATGGTGACAGAGCAAGCAACTATAGTTGTATGTCTGGATATGGAGAATATGCACAACAGTTCTACGGTGGAATACACGGATGTAAAATAGTGCGATGGGAAACCGATAAGGGCGACCAAGTTGGACGGTGTATTATGTATGAATACAATGGACAACGACATTTCGTGCGAATATATGGACTGTATGAATACCATAGAACAATGATTAATCTTCTAACAAATGAAATGAAAGAAAACGATTTGTTCGGTAGGGGTTATTCTATAAAAGACCTAGAACTAGAAACAGATTGGACTGATGAAACCAAGTCAATGTATCTAGACGGTCCGTATGGTGTAAGAAGGGTATCAAGAGAAGACGAACAAGGAACATGGTATACAAAGTATAAAGTAGTAGAACGTGGATGGGACTTTGATTGTAAAAGCACAAGCCATGATACTTTAGACTATGAAGAAGATTCATATTACACATGCGAACATTGTGGCGAACGAGTGCACGAAGACGATGTCTGGTGGGCCGGAGACAACACGTACTGTTCTGAAGAGTGTGCAAATAACGACGGCTGGTATAGATGTCACTGGTGTGACGAATGGGAATACCAAGACGACGGTATATTCATAGACGAATATTTCTATTGTTGTGACGCTTGTGCAAGAAGAGAGGGCTATGAACTGTGTGAAAATTGTGGAGAGTGGGGAGACAAAGAACGAATGATAGAAATAGACGGAGAATATTATTGCAATGAAGACTGTGCAGAAAAACAAGGCTGGCACGAATGTTATCATTGTGGAGACTGGTGCGATGAAGATGGTGATTGCACAATAATAATAGACGGACAATGTTATTGCTGCGAAGAGTGTGCAAAAGCAGATGGATGGGTGAAGATTGGAGAGGAATGGAAACGAGCAGAGGATGTAGAAGAGGTAAAAGAACAAGAACCAGAAAAACCAAAGGAGGTTGTAAATGAAGGTTAATTTTACCGAGTATGAACAAATACTTAGGGCAGAGCGTGTAAGTATATACGATTTGCTTAAGCATTTTAAGAAAGAAGACATGGACTACGACGAGTGGGGAAATGTTTATATTAACTTTAGTAAAGAAACCAAAGGGACACCAATTATGGTGGCGCACACAGACAATGTGTTGCGTGGCGAACGAAAGCCGGTGTTAACACTGGACGGGAAGAGAATATTTGGTGGTAACGGAGTAGGTATTGGCTTTGACGACAAGACTGGTATTATATGTGCAATAGAAATATGGAAACGCATGCACAAGAAAGGTATGCGAATCATATTTACAGCAGATGAAGAAATTGGTGGTGTTGGTGCAAGACATGTGCCAGAGACCAAACTGGAAGACGCTGCATATATAATAGAGATGGACAGACGTGGTGGCAACGACGTGATTGATGTGTCAGGTGCTACACGGCTGGCAAGTGATGAGTTCGTAAAAATCTGGGAAGACTTAGGGTTCAAGACAGCAACAGGAACATTCACAGATTTGAACGAGTTCAAAGACGTGGCGCCAAAGGTGAACATGGTGAATATATCATGTGGGTATTATAAACCACATACGAACGATGAGTATTTAGAAATAGCAGAGTTCGAACATAATGTGGACAGAATATTTGAAATGATATCAACACATCCAGATGTAATTGTGGATGACACACCAGAAGAACCAAAGAAATACGATAGATATGGCACATATAGTGGGTGCTATGGTAATCAATACGACTGGGAAGATAAACTTGATAGATACTACAACACAGTCGATGAGTGTGCGTATTGCGGAGCTATTGTTAGACCGCATGAAGGTGTAGAAGACGCTGATGGAAACGTCTTCTGCGATGAGAAATGCCAGCATTGGTATGAGCAAATGGTTAATAACGAAGACCAATCTTATGGCGATGATGGCGAAGACAAAACAAAGGAGTAAACATGAGTACGATAACAGTAAAACAGATGGCGAATTACTTTAACAAGTTAGCCAAGATAACACCAGACGCACCGGTGTATATGTCGAGTGATGAAGAGGGCAATTCATATAGCACGATAGAACAACCGAGCGACAGTAAGTTCAGTTCGTTCTCGATACTGGTGACAAAGGACAAGAGAAACATACGCAGTGTAATTATATACCCGTGGGGATATGCTGACGAGGAAACAATTGGACTGTTAGACTTAGAGGAGAAATAAAATGAAAGGGCTATATGATATACTAATGGAATACAACATAACGTTTGACCAGTTGATTAGTATGATATACGACTTGTCAAAGATTGTATATCTTGGTTCGCAAGACCGTGTTGAAAATATCGTAAGAGATTTAGACGACACGTATGACGACACCGAGTACCAAGAGTTTGTTGAAAACAACATAACAATTAACCGTTAACAAAGGAGCATGACAATGGCATTTGACAACAAAGGGTTTGGCGTAATAGCATACGCAAGAGGGTTTACATATTGGATATATCAAACCAATGATAAAATATCCGATGTAAAAAGCAGTGATTATTTTCCTAAGGGCGCTATCGACATGATGGCGTGCGGGGATTTAATCATAATTATCGCAAGTGATACAACAGATACGCTGTATGTTAAATCACTTGCACCAATGAAACTAGAAAAACAAGGAGTATAAAATGATAGAAGTAAACTTCTGTAGAGCACCATCACATTACTGGATTGGTTGGTGTACATATGAAAACGGTACATACTATGCGTCAGGCAATACACTAGATAAAATGTTGTATTGTATTAAGCGGTCGTTATGGACTAAAAAAAGAATCAGTGTTAAGGGTGTCATATTGGCAACCAAACCATCAGAACAAGGAGACGTTCCATTGAGTATATTTAGCAACCTATTTAAAACAAAGTATTGGTTCGGTAACAACGCATGCAAAGCTGAAACAGTACAAAAGCAAGAACAAAAATTAGTTGAAGAAAAACCATTGGACCCAGCATCAGTAATGAAATATGATTACTATGATACGCGTGTTGAAAATGGTATGTTAGTTGTATATGGTATTGCAAGACATCGTGTGGCAGAATACAAATTGAATCCAGATTCAGTATCGTCGCCGTTTACGGTGCCATATACACAACCAAAGATAACTCCATTTGGTAGTCCACAACAACCATTAACAGAACCACTAGTCAGATACGATAGTGTAATGACAAACACGGTTGACGATGGTCCGAAAGAAACTGCAAAGTGGAAACCAAGACCAGACATTCCAACGGAGTAAGCCATGAAAGATGAAGACATCAAGTTCTGTGACGAACAAATAACAAAAAAGAAAGAACACATTGACAAACTTGGTGCCGAGCTGTATGACTTAATGCGTCAGCACGACGACTATCTTAGTCTCGAAAAGTATTATAAGGAAGAACGCAAGGCGTTGATACCTGCAATACATGAAAAGTCAGACGAGATACACAAGGAGCAATGTGAACTTGGACAAATGAAACGCCATCGTTCTGAACTCAAGAGACAGAAAAAGTTTCTTGAGTATCAGCACAAGATGGTAGACAACCAAAAGGAAAAGAAATGTTAGAACTACTGACATGGATTTATGTAATTGGGTGGGTAATTACATATTGGGCAGACGCAACAGCGATACGCAATATGGGTTATTCATTTGGCTGGTCGATAGTGTGCGCCATGATTGACGCAACTATATGGCCAGTAAGATGGGGCTGGGATGTGGTAATACACGTCCTAAACAAAAGAGGAAAGAAATGAGAACCCTAATCATAGGACAGCCCGGATGTTCACAGTGCAAGATGTTATCAATGTCTTGCCCTGATGCAGAGAAACTGGAACCACAACCAGCAGAACTGATGGCACTAGCACAAATGCTTGGTGTTAAAAGTCTGCCGATAGTTGTGTGCACAGGGGAACTGCAAGAACTGATGGACAAATTTAAACAAACAAACGAAACCAAAGGAAACTAAAATGCTTAAAAACAAAATTAAAGAAATCAAAAAGAACTTAAAGAAAAACGAAAAGATTAAAACTGGGAAGCACACAAACCATATCAAGATGGAGTTTGTATATGAAAAGAATAACCCAATGCCTGTTGGCATCAACATGTGCAACGACTGCACAATGGCTGACAAGATATTAGGGTTGACACGACTGATTGATGTTGTTGCAATTGAAGCTGCACGAGAAGGAAAATCAGTGTCCGCTTTTATTGCGGCTTGCATGAAAGCATACATTGATAAATGTGAAAGCGAAGAAGACTAATGGATACATTGTTTCCACAGAAAGCAGGTGCGAGATGGTTGTTACTGTCCCGCACCAAAGACACGTGTCACATAGATACGTATCGCACGTTTCTGCGTGCCGCAATTGAATATTCAAAGAGGGTAAGAGGTTAACAAGCGCACCATTATAAACAAAATTTTTGTCACGTCAAGTGTAAAGATTATGTTTTTGTGGTTGCACTTGTAAATTCGAATGTTATGATAAGGGAAAGGATTGACTATGACAACGAGCGAAAAGAATACATTAATTGAATGGGCGACACACGAGGTTGATGCCAGATTAAAAGCGGTTCAACGTGCATCACCATATAAAGATACACCAAAATTATTTCGTGCACTCGGCGAATGCAAAGAAGCAGAACGAGTGCTGAAAAACTTGCGTTTATTATTACGTAAGTTATAAAGAGTTTGCCGTGTCGGTTAGCACGGCAGGGCTGGGGTTGACTCCTATTTGCCTCAGCCCACAAAGCAAAGGGGAAAGGAAATGCTACAATTTACACCGCTGAAAAACAAACAACGAATCACCGCAAAAAAATATCTGGTCGGCGATTTGACTAACGCACAATGCGAGGGTCAGCTGGGTTTAATGATACCCAACGACATGGTTGTAATTGATATTGACAGTGAAGACAAACGCAGCGCATATTATATAGCATATATAAAGAAACTTTTCCCCGGAATTCTTATTACAAAATCACTTAAAGCAGGTGGCTATCACTTGTTCTTTAAAACCAACCGCACAATCAAACGCACCGTTGGACTTATGAGTATATTCGGATGGAAATTTGATATACTTAAAGGCAAAGAAAATTATATCGTGCTTCCAGATAACTATGAGGGGCGCAAGTATTTAACAAGATTCAACAACTTTAGAGAACTGGCTTTCGGGTGGGACGACTACGATGTCATGTTGCCAGACTCATTGGACGACGTAATACCGTTTGTTGACGCAAACGTAGACCATCCAAACATATTAACATTACAAGACGGCGAACGAAACGAACGAACAATCGAATGGCTCGGTTACTTTATAGCAAAGGGAGTGTCGTTTGAAACTGTGCAAAAGTTTTTGCCAGTGATATCTAAGATTTGTGGGCTTGAAGAAACAGAATTAGAAAAGACTGTGATGGCAAGCCTTGCAAAATACAGTGGGCACACACGTGACGAAATAGACCGTGATGCCACTGGCAGAGAACCGATCAAGAAATTTGTTGGGGAGGATTACGTGGACTTATCAATTCAATTACGTGAGTTCCTGTTGGGGAACAAGATGTTTGGGTATGACGAGGCGACAGGTCTCGGCTACTGCAATGTGAATGGACGCATGGAAAAAGGTTTGTCAATGAAAGAACTGCGTCAGAAAATGACACTGTATCTTGGTGATAAATTATTCTTGGCAAACAAAGACAACAACGGACACGTTAAAAGCACAACACGCATGCCAATCGGCGACCGTGATGCACTGTTTGAAGAAATAAAAGAGAACGTGCGATACAATTCACGTGAAGATATATATAAGAACATACCAAAGTGGGACGGTATTGAACGAATCAACACGTTCTTAAAACAATACTACGACTGCGACACGAACCCCAATCTGTTTTGGTTGTTTATGACATCGTTGGTTGGAATGATACACAATCCGCACGAAACATATGTGCCATACTGGTTTGATTTTGTGTCACAAGAAAAAGGTGTAGGCAAGACACTGCTGTTAAAGAAACTGTCGCACGGATGGTGTGTGTTCATGAGCAAAGGTCGTAGTGTTGACGATATGTATGTCAATGCATACAGCGAAAACGCAATCATTGTAATCGACGACGAGTGTGCAATGTCAGACCCAGAAAAAGGACAGGGCATAAGCTACGATTTGTGGAAACAGTTCGTTACGTCAGACCGTGACACATTCTCACGCAAGAACCAACAACCCGAATCACACCCACGTTCATTTATTGTTACACGCACAAGCAATAAAGTAAAGACTGGGTATGCTGTAAACGAACGCAGACAGATTGTGTTTGAATCTAAACTTGGGCAAGACGAATGCCGTATATTAGATTTACCAGACTCATACTTTGAACAACTGATGGCTGAAGCCAAGGTATATTATGAAGCACACGGCAACCAACCATACAAACTCACCGAAGAAGACAAAGAAACAATTCACATTCAACAAATGCTATACTTTAACACCGAACGTGATGCATATGCAGACGTAAAAGAATATGTAAACTCGGTGCGTATTAAATTAAACTCACCAGACCCAGACTATCAATCGCAAGGTTGGACCGTTAAGACAGACAAGGTGCCAAGCGGACATGCGTTGACATGGAAGACATACAGAACATGGGCAATGCAACGTGGTGGGTATAAGGTGTATGCGTCACAAACATTTTGGTCATGCATAGATGCAATCGCTGTGCGAACAGGGCTCGTGTCAAAGAAACACATGATGCCAGTGTCGTTTGATGGGTCAGAACCAGAGTATTGTTGCACGTTATATGTTAAAGATACAGACGTTATTACACCGACACTTGAACAGAAAGAGGTTGCAAGTGTGTCGGTATTAGATTTCTTTGAAGCACCAAAAGAAACAAAAACATTTAATCCAAACGAATCAGAAAAAGAACTTGGTGCCGAACCAATACCACAAGATATGATACGCAGTGGGTATATATTACCACCAGAAATTATACACGTGCCACCAGAAGCTCGTATATTCTTTGAAAAGTTTAAAGAAGATTGCAGTGAAATGGTGCCGACACCAATTCGGTGTGCGTCTGATGGTAGTATGGATGTCACCTTTGGTCTTGGTGGTGCACACTTTGCTGTTCGTGGTTATAGTGGCACCGACATTGTTCATGTTGATGTCAACAGTATGTACCCGAATATAATGATTACCAATAATTTATTAAGTCGTGCCGTTAAATCACCACACGTCTTTATCAAATGGGTTGAAGACCGTCTCGCCGCCAAGGAAGCTGGCAATAAAGAACTTGCCGACTCGTTGAAATTGAAAATTAATAGTGTTTACGGTCTTATGAAATCAAAAGTCAGTCCGTTATACGACCCGTATTATGCCAGTAGCATCGCCGTTAGGGGTCAGGTGCTTATCACCATATTGGCGATGGGCTTAAAGTCTATTGGCTGTGAGATTATCAACATCAATACCGATGGTATATTCTTAAAGCCCGTCGATGGCTATGAAAACCTATGTGAAAAATGGGAACAGCGCACCGGCTTAACCTTATCACATAAAAAGTATGCGTCGATTGCACAGGCAGACGTTAACAACTATCGCCTTATCGATTACGATGGCAATGTTATCAACAAGGGGGCAAAATTTATTGTAAAAAATAATTGACATATCAAAAAAAAGTTTTATCATAAACTATATAACCAAAGGGGAAAGCTATGGAAATCAACTATGACGATAAGTCACACACCTATAAATTAGATGGCAACGTTGTCCGTTCGGTCACCGAAATTGCCAGTGAAATTTGTGGTATCAAACCACAGTTCTTTCAAGCTGCAGCTGCGGCTCGTGGCACTGATGTTCACTCAGAACTTGGTCGGTATTATGACCCGAGTTGTGACTTTGAAGCCGAAGATTTTACAACGGAACTGGCACCTGCAATCGCCAAGTTCTTAAAGCGAGAACCAAATATGCTGACCGAGGTTATGATATACAACCTTGACCTGCATTACGCAGGGACGGCAGACTTAATTCGTGTCAATGATAAAGTCATTACCGACATTGTTGACTTTAAGTCGGGACATGTAAACAAAAAATATTGCACAGTCCAGTTGTCGCTGTATAAATTGGCACTTGATTACATGGGGTACGACACCTCGTCCGCTCGCTTGCGTGTTATCTCACCTGCCGGCATCACCACAATTGAACCACTGTCTTGGAAAGAGTGCTGGGACATGCAGAAATCTGAACTTGACCCGATTGATAAAGATAACATTAAAGCGATGGAACATAGGTTAAAAGAACTTGAACCCTATGTTAAAGAGTATGATGCCATCCAACAAAAGTTACGAGCTGACCTGCTTGAACAATTAGAAATAGCAGGCGCCACAACCTACACTGGTGATACTTTCGTTGCAACATACGTAAGACCAACCACCCGTGTCTCGCTTGATACCGCTAGGTTGAAAGCCGAGAAACCCGACATCTTTAATGCCTATTCAAAGGAAACAAAAGTTGCCGGAACAATTAAAATACAAATGAATAAAGGAAACGAAAATGACTAATGAACTAATGATAAAAGTAGCGCAGGTTGCTGGACGTGGTATCACGTGCATCAAATCTGCAGAGAACCCGTACTTTAACAGCAAGTATGCTGACTTGGGCACGGTTGTTGATGCTCTGAAAGAACCCTTGAAAGAGGTGGGCTTACAGTATTGCTTTGGCATCGATAAAGAACAAGTGAAACAAGAAGACAAAGAGGTTGTCGTATGGTATCTGAACACGTACGTAACCGATGGCAAGGACTTAGCCCGAGCCGCACAGTTTCCACTTGTGAATACCAATCCACAGCAATTCGGTGCGAGCATCACATATGCAAAGCGCTACTCGTTGTGCACATTGTTTAACGTGATAGCCGAAGAGGACGACGATGGCAACGAAGCTTCAGGTGTGAAAGGGGCGCTGCCAAAGAAAACTCCGACCAAACTACCACCGAAACGTGATACAACAAATGACGAAATCCCGGAATTTTTTTGATTAACTAATGGAGAAACAAATGAATAAAGAAACCGAACAAAACAAAATTAAAGTTATTTTCTTACAACGTGACCCACAAGGCAAGCGCTTTGGTTCGGGCGAATGGGTTGATGGTGTAAATGTTTACATCAACAATTTCCGCACGAAAGAAAATCGTATGGTTGCTGATGTTGACATCAAGACAGACGAAACCTATGTTAACAAACAAGGTAAGGTTTGCAATCGTCACAAGGTCTGTGGTATATTATCATTGACACAAGACGAAGCAACGATTATCGTTGAAATGGATGGCAAGAAAGAAAAACTGACTTGCGAACCACGTAAGGTTACAGGTCGCACAAACGGAAAAGAATATTTGTTACTGGACTTTGCAAACGAAAGAACAAATCCGTATGAAGCCGACTTGGGATTGGGTACTGAAACAAAAGAAATCGATGTTGACGATTTGGATTCAGTAGCCGAAGAGATGGGCTTGTAATAGCCAAGGGTCTACCTGCGTCCAAGCAGGTTTTACTCACACTCCGCCAGTAGTGCGCCCGAAACTGGCACATTGACGCATAGCTCAGTCGGTAGAGTAGGTGACCGTTAATCACTTGGTCGTTGGTTCGAGTCCAACTGCGTCAGCCAGTTTATCGGTGGGCACTCAGTATAAAAGGCCCACGTCAAGAACCAAAGGAAAGAAACTATGAAATGGAAAAAATTTAGATTTGTCGCAGAACCAGACGAAAGAAGTTTTGACTGGACAGTTAACATACCAATTTACTGCATGTATGCGGTAGTAGGTTTGATTTTAGTGTGTGGGTCGTTCTTTACTATATCAGAAGGACAAAAAGCCCTCGTCACAACGTTTGGTAAAGCATCAGACCATATCTATGGCGCAGGCATGCACATGAAACTACCCTTGATTCAGTCTGTAAAACGTTTTGATGTTAAAACTATCAGAGCGGATTATACAACAGAAACATATACCAAGGACATACAGACAGCAAAGATTCGTGTGTCGTATTCTTATAACTTGATTGCGAACGACATTGTCGCTACATATAAAGAATATGGAAACGACTGGCAAGAACGTATCTTGTATCCTAATTTGGAACAAGCGGTTAAAGCAGAGGTCGGGACCTGGAATGCAGACACAATGGTGGCTAATCGTGATAAGGTTGCAGAAAACGTATTGAAATCATTACAAGGCCGTATGATTTCACACAGTTACCCTGTGTCCATAACAAACTTTCAAATGATTAACATCGACTATTCAAATCAGTTTGAGCAGGCGATTGAAAAGAAAGTTATTGCTGAACAGTCCGCTTTGGAGGAAGCAAACAGAACAAAGCAGATTGAACAAAAAGCAACTCAAAAAGTGGTTGCGGCTAAGGCAGAAGCAGAATCTATGCGTATTCGTGCAAATGCGTTGGCACAAAACCCAAAGTTAGTGTCTTATGAAGCGGTGCAAAAATGGGATGGTCGTTTGCCACAAGTTATGATGGGCAATTCTACACCAATCTTAGATTTGCGTAGCATAAGTCAATAAGCGATTGTGGCGTAATGGTAACGTGCAACATTGCCAAGGTCGAGCCTCGGCTCGACCACCAACATTATGGAGAAGAAAATGGCTACAAAATTATCAGAACATTTTTCGTTTGAGGAACTTGTGAAAACATCACACAAGGAATTCGCAAAACAAAACGAAGAGTATGGCAGAAAGAATATCAACAAACTGAAAGACCACGCAGACTTTTTGGAAACAGTGCGTGACTTGCTCGGCTGCCCACTGATTGTGTCGTCGTCAGTCCGTTGCCCCGAACTGAACAAAGCAGTTGGTGGTGCAACGACATCACAACATATGAAATGTGAAGCAAGCGACATCATACCAGTTGGTGTCTCGGTGCCCGATGCGTTCATAAAGATATACAAATCAAACTTATTATACGACCAAATGATATTGGAAGAATCTGGTGGCAAACAATGGATTCATATATCATATGTCGGGTATGTTAATCGCAAAGAAGCGTTGACATATAATGGTAAGAAATATGTAAAGTATACGGGGTAATCATGTCGACACTCATAGAACTTGCGGAAAAAATAATAGAGGAAAAAGGCGGCGACGAATTCAAGATGGCTTGGTTGAAAGAATACCTGTCAGACCCCGCAAGGATGGACGAGTTTATGGCCGAGCTGTTGAAGAAACAACTTGCTGATTCTGTTAAGAACAACGGAAAGAAAGGCGTACCACCACCGCCACCAATAAAATGATACTAGATTATAAGGCACTTTTAATTGTCGACGGCATGAGCGAACAAGACATATTCGATTTGTTCGACAAGGAAACTGCACCTTTAATTCTAGACTTACGAACAGGGCCGATTGAAAAGACAGTGAATGATTTAGTAAGGGAATACAATGCTTATAAAAAGAAACAACTTGCTTCCCGGGGGCTTCGAGCTCCGGAATTACCAGACGACAAGCATCGACCACCTGAAATTACGATTGGAAACGAATAGGTTTGGACTTGTGGTTCTCGCTGTCGGGCTTGGTAAATCGTGGGTGATGGTTGGCATAGCAGAATACTTTAAAAGAGTGGTTGTTCTTCAACCATGTCTAGAACTTGTGAAACAAAATCACGAAAAACTAGAAGGCGCTGGTATGAATACTGCAATGATAGACTCTGCACATCATGGCTCGTGGAACGCAGACTTTATTTATACCACGCCACAGACATTAGTAAAACATTTACACGAGTGTGAAGAACCAGACTTGTTAATCGTCGACGAGTGCAATTGTTTTTATGAGGGTAAACTGTTTAGACAAATCTTTGATGCTTGGAAGAATTGTAAAGTCGCAGGGTTCACAGCCACACCATATTATTATCGTCGCAAGACCAGATATAAAAGCGGATGGATGTGGAACGAAACAACCATTGTGTCTATTGAAGAACAGTATGGGCCTGCGGTTATAAACATTGACCGTGAAGAAGGACATCGCCTTGGTTACTCACCAGACATTAATATAGTGCGTGTGCCAATTACACAATGTAATGCCATGCATTTACAGAACCGTGCTGTTTATTCGCCAATCATTCGTGAACATTTACAAGGTGTTAGCGATTTATGTAAGACACTAAAGAACGGAATCATATTCTGTGACAGTATATCACACGCAGAACTTATAAGCCAAACATTTAATATTCCATCTGTGTTCGGCGATACTCCAAAGAGACGTCGTGAAGATTTGGTGGAAAGATTTAGACAGGGACGCATCCCGTTCCTTGTAACAGTCGGATGCTTAGTGCGGGGATTTGACTTTCCCGGATTAGAAAATATAATTATACTAACTAACATGAATAACTCATGTGAGGTAGAACAAATTGTAGGCAGACTTAACCGTGGCAACGGTGTGAAAACCTGCTGGTACAATGGAACTTTAAACAAAAAGAAACCCGTTGCAGGGGAACAAGAACTAATAAGAATCAAAAGGTTGTAACATGGCGGTAAGATATACAGGCAAGGTGTTTGACATCTTAACTAAAATAAGAAACATCGTTGAAGATAGCAGTATGGGTGATGGCGAAAAGGCTGAGGTCATTGCGTTGCTTAATGCTGCAGAAACTTTAACACAAGCGGGACACCTCGTTGGGTGTGGTCGCACAGTAAAAGCTTTTGCTGAAATAACAAAACTGACAGAAGAACAGATAAAAGCTACAGACGTATACAAATCATTAACAACGGTTATGCCGGGCGAGACAGTTGTCATTAAATGCCCACGTGAATGGTTTAGATATTGTCGTGCAATATTGAAACGTGATTGTTGTTCGTTACGCATACGCTGTAGAGAAATGAAAGACGGCGAATTAATGGTAACGAGATTGGCATGAAATACAACGAATCACTATTACAACAACAAGTCGTACAGCAATTGCGTGAGTGGGGAACTGTTGCCTTTCACGTTCCTAACGAACGCAACATGGGGGTCGCCGATGCTATGAGAATGAGAACCATGGGTCTCACCAAAGGTGCCCCCGATTTAATTTGTTGGACACGCAACGGCAAATGCTGGTGGCTGGAATTAAAAACACCTAAAGGCAAACGCTCACCAGAACAGATGTGTTTCGAAGAGCTTGCACACAAATTGCATATAGAATATCGTGTGGTTCGTTCGCTTGATGATATAAAAGATATTGAATACTGGTCTGGACATATGATATAATACATTAACCAAAAGGATGCGACATGGATGAAGAAAAGAAAAATGCTTGGACAGCTGTAATGTGGATTGCAGTTGTTTTTTTAATTGTTATGCTGTTGTGTGGGTGCTCCCGTAAAACACCAGTATCAGAAATAAACGACGGTATACAACAAGAGGTTGTACAGCTTGTAGATTATGCTAACAACAATATGGATATGGATGCCGATAAACAATTGTTGCTTAAAGGTGCACAGCATTGTGCTGCACGTGCAAACGATTTAACACACACGTGTGAAGAAACCATTCGTGCTTATAAAACAGAAGCATCCGGATGGAAGCTCGCAACAACATTGATGTCCATCATAGCAGCGTTGTTAGGGTTGGCGTGGATTAGAAAATAAAAAAACCTCACCGTTATGAAAGGAAGGAAAGCTAGAGAAAAAGAAATAAGCGGTGAGGTAAGAGGGTGTTAAGGTGTACTTAACAAAACAATACTATCAATTATTGTTATTCTTGTCAATAGTTTTTTTAGGAAGCTTCACACCGACCTTTTGTTCTATTTGATTTTTAAAATTTAATGTCAACAAATCAAAAGCCTTTGACCCCGTTATGTCTTTTAGGTTTTCAAAGCACGACATGATTTCTATGCCAGCAAAGAAACTAAATATAATTCGCCCCAACTCTAATGACCCACTGGCCCACGTAGGAAAGACCAACATTTCGCACACGTGGGCGAGCAACCCAGCGGATAGGTACGTTATCATTTTCGGGACAACTTTGCGTAAGGACGTGGAATTTCTACGTTGATTGCGATATGGTGCGGCAACTAAACCTGTGATGGTATCGGCAGCTATACAAATCAAAAGCCCCAGCATCGCCGATTGAATGCCATAAGTAAGGGACGCAATTGCGCCACCAATTCCGTATATAAACTTAGGAAAGGTCCAAGATATTTTATACATATGACTCCTAGTCCTGCTACTATATATTATATATCTAACAGGACCAAGAAATCAATATTTATTTAATAAGTTTTGCCAGTGCCAGAGTCGCTTTCACACCAATGTGCTTTGGCTAAACTCTTCTCAGCATCAGCCACGTCTTTGAGAATGTCCGCAGCAAACATCATTTGCTGTGTGGTCAACTCGCCAGAGTCAATCATGCGTTGTACCTTGTCTAACAAGGTCATGCCCATACGATGCATATGGTCACGCATCTGCATTTTTTCTTCATGTGTCATGGTTAATCTCCATCGGTTGTGTCATCTGTGGTAATCGCAACAGCGGCACTTGATGTCGCATAAGCAATATCACACGGTGTGTTTAAAAGAATTACATACGGCGTTCCTTCCGAAGGAACAATGTAATAACCTCTGTATCTTTTACGTGGTTGCAAATGGTCTGTGCTGATTGGCAACCCAAAACGGTTCTTTAAATCAGCTGTTGCACCGTTTACAGTTATTGTAAAATCAACAGGCGCACCCAAAATAACAGCGTTTGGATTCAAACATAATACCAAATCAAACGGCATCAAGTTTGCAATGTTGTTGCTATTTGTTACCGTTAACAACCCTCCGGTTGTCATGCTAGTGGCTCTATGTAAATTGCAATTGCAGTCCATTTTCGTCTCCATAGGTTATAGGGCGGAGAGGAAAGGAAGCTCCGCCCAATAGGTTAGAAGCCGCAGCCACAGCCGCTGCAGAACGGCGAAGGTCCTGCGTTATAGCTGAAGGTGTTCGGGTAACGAACAACACCAGATGTAGCTTGTGCTAATTCAAGCGAGTTGATTTTACCCTGCAAAGCTTCAATCTTGTTTTCGGTGATAGCGTCCAATACCTTCTGTACTGCCGCTGTTGTGTTTGCGTTGATAGCCGCTGTTTTTTCCAAACTGCTTTAATTTCATTCCACATAGTTCATCCTTTTTTGTTACGAGTTAGTGCTGGGCAAATCAAACAATACCGTTCCACTTGCAGCCCCGAACGGTGCCGTTGTTGAATAACCAGAAAGGCCTTCAATAATCGATTGTACATTTGACGGAAAGTGCAGAGTTATACTTGGAATCCCTGTGCACATACCACTGAATTGATTTGTTCGCGTTCCAAACGATGCAGTTGTTATTGCTGGGAAAGACAGTGATGTAAGACTTGTACACCCAGAAAACATATATTGACAAGCGTTAGAGCCCAAAGTCTTTAATGAAGATAAGTTAACGCTTGCTAACAATACACACCCCCTAAACATTGCGCTGCATCCAGACGTTCCGCTTATTGTTTCCAATGAACTAAGGTCAGCACTTGTTATTCCTGTACAACCTTCAAACATACTTTGGCACGCAGTATTATCGCTTACCGTTTTTAAGGCAGAAAGATTTGCACTCGTTAATCCTGTACAGTTAGTAAACATAAACGCACAGGCGTTGTTAGCACTCAATGTTTCTAGAGAACTTAAATCAAATCCAGTTATGCCAGTACACCCACTAAACATTTCCATGCATGCTCTAGAACCGCTTATTGCCTCTATATCTGACATATCAACAAGACCAGATATTGCGAGATTACTAAAATATGCATAAGTAAGAGCACCGTCATACACGTCTGTTACTCCAGCAAAATCCATAATATGCGTGGTCGTGGTATTTGGTACAAGTTTGCCATTAGCATCTAACTGAAATTCGCGATATAGTCCTACTGGACCAGACCCACCAGAACCTTTAACAACTTGATTTATAATCATTGTCGACTCCTTACATTGCTATGACATTGACCGTTAAATCATTCGTCGGCGTTGTGCTTGCCGTGAACGTCAGACTGTCTGTCGCTTGCGCCGTGCATAAAATGCCAGCAGCTGTATAGTCCGCCTGGCTTGCTGGCGCTGGCGCCACAATCACTACGGCTGTTGTTGTCATGCCAGATACTGTGATTGTCTGACTGCCGCCCGACCAATCTGCTGCCGCAAGTGTGATGGCAGTGCTTATTTTCGCTGTTGGTTGGACATCAATACGATTCCAATCAGCAACCTTGCTTTCAACTAAAATCATATCATTCGAAGATGGTGTCCCAGTGTAACTTATACCATACGTTGTAAGGTCGGCTTCAAAGTCACCCCTTGTCCAAGAGCCGTTTTTATACGCGAACAAATACCAACCAGCCTTACCATTGGTTTCTTGGTTAAACCGATTATTATCAACAAGTATGTCAGTTAACGAACCTCTTATACAAGTCGCAGTTAATTCTGATTGGGCAAGTAACGCTGATTTATAAAAATATCCATTTTCATAATTCTGCGTTGTTGTTCCATCATATTCTGCTATTCCACCAACATAATCATTGGATACCAATCTTCCAACAATTCTTGATGTCGTTGGCAAATCAATAAATGTGGTATATGAAGCAGAAGTCTGCGATGAAGTTGCCAGATATGGTGCGGCATATTCATCAGTATCAGCATCATTCGTTCCAATTCTTGCAACAGAAGACATTATCGGGTATCCAAGATTTGTCGCATTTTTGAATATCAAAGATAAGGCACTTGGGTCCGAATTGTTGTATCCAAGTTTTGCATCCATAAATATGCCAGTTACTTCTTTTTCATCAACAACTGCATAACTCATATCAGTCCCATTAAACAGAACATCTGCAAAATATTTTCCATTTGGCGAACTTACTCTTATTTCCAATTTTGAAGACAATGCTTTATTGTTGTTTATTCCAGCAAAACTTATTTTAATCCCATATGTTTGCCCAAAACCATATAATGTTCCAGCACTAAAATTTGATGAAGCATAATGGTATCCTGCTGGAAATGCCCTGTTCATAACGGTATAGCCAGACATCGCATTATAATAAGTATTACTAAATTCCCAGAATTCTGGATAATATTTTTGACCCGTTATCACATTCTTTATAACAGATATTTTATGTGCACCTTCAATATTTTGTCCAGTTGTTCCAATTGCTGTATACCAACAGGTTGAAGCAGTGCCAATAATAAGGTTTGTCCCACCATTTTCAACACAGATAAGATTGTAGTTAATAAGATTATTTGATTGCAACATAGTATATTCGTCAGCAGTTAATGCCGTTTCACCATCATACACTAAATAAGCATTTGCATCGCATTGACGGTTTTGATATTCATCTGTTGACAATTCAAATTCATACTTAAAGGTGGCTTTTGCCAATGGTGCCATTCCATTGCTTACATTAGCAAGTCGTTGCCAATAGAATTCATACTTTCCATCTGGTAGGTTTTCAACAGAATATTTGAAAGTTCTGTAATTTCCTTCCTGATACTCTGGCAAGAAGTCTGCGCTTGCCGCCCATTCAATTTCATCACCATCACTACCAGAACCAGATTGAACATCTATCTGTTGCCAATGATAACCTATAACAACAGGTGCAAGATAATCAACTGTCAACACATCACCATTGTTAGGATACCCATCAACAGATATTCCATAATTTTGTAAATTCACATATTCGTTGTTGCATAACCAATTACACCCACCATCTATTATGGTCGCTTCAATATAATCATCTTGCTGTGGTGTGCCAGTTATTGTTATACCATAACCTTCAAGTTCGAAAGAACTTAAATCCCCAAGATTCGCTTGGTAAACATTGCTAACATCCCAAGACGACCCGTTATACGTAAAGGTTAGACCAAAGTAATCTGGATTACTGAGAGCTTCACAAATGTCATAATACGCACTTGTATTAGAACTAAATGTGGTATTGCCAGTATGCGTAATATAAGATACTTCTTCGGGGTAAGTTTCTGCAACAAACGCTAAGTTTTCATTAGCGGTCGGTTGACGATATTCAACATAAGTATTAACATCCACAGCCAGATTATATAACCCAGAACCAGTTGTCTGACTTATTGTCGCGAACGGACTACTGTATTCACTTGTAGATTCATAGAAGAAGCCTTTTGTTATTCCAACCTTTGCCGCATTATATGTCACTTCTAATGTATCGCCATTATTTGGACTTCCATTATACGATATTCCATAATTACTAATGTTCACAGTTTCGTTATTAACTTGCCATTCAATCGCACCAGACTGCGGAACAACAGAACCAATAACTGTATCATCAACTTCTACCCCTTGTCCATTATAGTCAATAATAATACCGTATGCTTCCAACTCGTCATCATAAAAATCTCCAAGGTCTGAACCACCACCTTCACCCAATTCGGTTACTCCCCATTGTGGTGCATACCCATCTGTGCTTTTACAAACAAGTTGTATTCCATTGTTTCCACGAGCACCAATATCTTGGAAGTTTGCGGCAGATGAAGTTACGGTCATATTCCCAACAGTTGTTTCAAACGAACATTCTGTGTTAATATTTCCACGAACCTTGTCATCAACCTGTGGCGTTCCTGTTATAGTAATTCCACAAGATTCAAGATTTGACGTGCTTAAAGTTCCGATGGCTGGACTTTCCCAACCCCCCATAACTACTTTTATGCTCCATTGATTACTTCCTGCATACGTGAACGAATAATTGCTTTCAACAGGGTAACTGGGGTCTATCATATTTTTCATTAACAAAAATGCAGAACCCGGTGATGCAAACGATATATTACCTGTGACTGTAACATAGGTTGCAGAAGACGTATCGTGTGCAACAAAATCCATTGTTCCACCATCTGCTAACTGGGCTACACCCTCAAAAACATCTACATCCACATATAAATCATATAAACCACTTCCGACAGTTTGTTCGATAACCGCAGATTCTTCTGCTGGCTCTACTGTTGCACCTATATATTGAACGATATCACCTAAATTACTTGCAGAAGCAGTTGGCATTACAGGATATTGCTGAGCAGAAGTGTCTGCCTTCGCACCCTGTTCCGCTGTCGCCCATGTCTTCCAACCACTCACATCAGTTCCACCATTCCAATATGTATATTGCCATTTATAAGGTGCAGTATTTCCACTCGTGCAAGTCAAAACAATCACTTTGTTTTGTGCTGTCGTTCCATCTATTATTTCAACAATAACTTCTGCATTAACCATACTCGCTGGCAAATCACTAAATGTCACTTCACCAAGATATGCTTTACCCTTAGTCGCAGTTGTATCAGCCGCAACAGCATCACAGAATGCTTTTGTTGTTCCAGAGGTTGTCCATCCATTAGGATATGTTAAATATGTTGATAATTTAATATCACCAGAACCCATTAGTGAATTACCATTAACAGATTTGATATTAACTTGACCTGTTTGCCCATTAACAGATTCAACTTGACCCTTAGTATCTGTGTCAACCCATTCAGAATTATCTTCATCCCAGACCCAAACAGTGTCAGTTGAACCGACAATAGCATAATCCCCTGCTTCACCAGTTGGATGCGCTTCTTCCAGTGCCGCTTGTGTAGCATAGTAACCTTTGTTGTGAGAATCGCTGCTACCCCCATTGCCGGATATATCTACAACCGCAACAGCTTTGTGTTCTACACCGTCTACGAGCACGGTAACTTTTGTTGAGTTAGGATTATCTGAATATTTAACCGTTCCGTTAAGCGCTGCCGTTAATACAGCACGGTTTCTTTGGCCGCCATCTTGTGTAACAAAAGCGGTTTCTTCGTTTGGATTGTCTGAAAATTTTGTTGTGGGCATATAGTACTCCTTTGTCTACTGCACTACAATATTATCAGAGACAAGGATTTCTTACAACAACTTTTTTGCAATTAAATGATAACGCACATGAGAGATAGTTCGCATATTGGTATCGGGTATCGCTTCAAGTATTTCTACGTCGCTCGCACCCATCAATAACATGTCGCGCACCCGATAGATGATTTCTTTTCTGGAAAGACTGGGACTACCGGTTTGTTTTTGTGTTCGTTGCTCTTTTGCAAGACGCAACAATTCATCCATCTCACGATTGATTCTTTTATAGTACGCCTCGTTTAACCGGTCAATTTCCTCGAGGCGTTTCGCCACCTGTTGCTTCACAGCAATTATTTTTTTTACTATACCCGCCTTAGATTTCACAACAAAGTGTCCAAAGTATTCAACATCGAACGCCCAGTATGTTTTGTCTCCATGACGGACCGGGTAAACCTCGTAATCAGCGTGGCGCATTTCTCCCCCTTATGTTTGAGTGCCCCCTTGTTCTGATACCCTACGAGCCGAACCATCCGGTATACCGTTTAGTTCTCGCATTGCTTGGAGTTCCATTTCCAGCCAAGCTTTTTGGTCTTGGCTGATTTTAGGTTTGCGGTCAAAATGAGATTTCTTCATCTGCTTCTGGTTTAGCATCTTCTGTTACCGCCTGTTGTTCTTGTGGTTCTGTTAGTTTTAACGACAAGAACTTGTTGCCTGTCTTTTGTGATTCTTTAATCCACGCAGCCAGGCGATATTTCTTGCCCTCAACATCGACTTCGCCAGTATAGTCAGGTCTTGCCGGGTTGGTTCCCTTGTCGTTCTTGAATAATACACCGCTATTGTTATCATCATATTGTGCCATATCTTACTCCTTTGTATTAGTATGCACCAATTGTATAGATTTCGCCACCATTTTTTGCGACAAAATCTATTGCGTCCTGTTCGAGACAGAATGTCGCTAGTATCTTTTGATTTTTTTTAACCTGGTATATGTAGTGACTATAATTTATGCTTGCCATGGGTTGTCCTTTATATCTGGTTCTTTGGTATAAATTTTTTTACTTCTTGTTTTGTGTTTCCGCCGTGTTCCCGGTATAAACGATTCAATAAGTCGTCAATTGTTTCACGCGGGAACGTGCGCAAATCGACGACGGCGGCAGTCAACGCTTCTTCGGACCGCTTGAGTCTGTTCCAGATTTCTTCATCAGGGTCCCCGTCGCAAACCAATACAATTGCCATACCTTTCTTTTTATTCTGGGATTTCGTCATAGTTAACCTCTTGGTTTTTCTTTGGCAAAAGCTCTATTACACGGGTTGGAACACCCATTACATTTTTCTTTTTGGCCTTATCGAAAGAAATCAAGCCTGGACATTTGCGCTGGATTGCGCCGACCTGTCGCCAGAATATTCGTGGCTCAAGCGGCTTATAGAATTCCTTTTTGCACCAGCGGTGGTATTGGTTGCAGGTCGTGTACGCTTTTGCGTCGCTTGGTTCCAATATAAATTCGCGGTTGTCTTGCGGGTTGTCTCGTAAATCATTAAAGAACTCAATCAGCGAATCGTATTCGACAGTTTCGGTGTCGAAGTTCTCAAGGTTTGCCTCTTCAATAAGTCTTTCTTCTTCTTTGGTTAGTCTGTATGGTTCGCCGTTGTGCTTCTCGACGTAATCCTTTGCTTCGGCAATCAGTTGGTCTCTGTCGTAGTCGGACATATTCCAGTGGCGACACTCTCTTTCCCCAAGACCAACGTTAAATATAATTTGACGGCGCTCGTTTGCCGAAAATACTGTGCGCGGGTCGTTGCTGGTGCGCACAATTACGAACGGACGATAGTGCGATTCTGGTTGTGCGTGTTTGCGGGAAAATGTATCAATTTGCAGCGTCACTAGCGTCTTAAATTCGTCATACGACATTTTGCCAGGACCCTTACCAATCCATGTACACTCGTCGTCACAAACAATCAGCGCACCGTTGGTGTACGCCGACACAAACAGGTCTTCCTTGCGCGATGGCACGCCAAGAATCATTGCTTTTGTTCCAAACAAGTGCACGAATAGCGATGTCTTGCCGGTACCCTTACCCTCGCCGATAAAATCGAAAAAATATTCGACGCGTGCCATCGGGTTTTTCCATTTTGCCAGTACACTTGTCATAAATAATAAGAATTGATTCGACATACAGTCGCACTCAAAATATTCTTTCATGAACGTGGCGATGCGCGACTTACCATCCCACTGTTCTATTTTTTCATACGCTTCGAGACGCGAGTTTATTTTGTTGCTTTGCTTGACGGCGCACCATAGCTGCTCTTGTTCGTTTTTATTGAGCCCGCGACTACGCACGCCGCCGGGCGATTGTCCTGTAATCATTCTTACCAATGGCGCGATGACAATCATAAAAAAATTTTTGGCATCTAGTTCAGTGTACCACATGAAGTCAAGTTTGTTATCCATGCCAACACGAAACATGCCGGTCACGATATCATATTGGATTAATGCTTTTTGCTTAAGGACCACCGCTAACTTGTCTGCGGCCTCTGCGACAGATGCAACCATCAAAAGTTTATCGTCGCTCTCGAACACCTTGGAGATTTCTTCCTGTAATCTTGTATAATATTTTTGGTCGGATTGTAAGTCCATCTTTCTTCCTTTCTTTGTCTGTTGTGCGGAAGGGAGTGAAAGGGGACTTGAGATGGAGTCTTGTCCGCTTCGCGCTCGCCGCACAATTTCGCACGAAGCACTCCCTTATGTCGTGTATCGTATCACGCTATTCTTGAATGTCAAGTATACATTTCAATACTTCAATTTGATTTTCGATTTTTGTTTGTTTGCGGCGGACTTCCGCTAGTTCCGCGAGCATATTTTTTGCAAACTCGGGCTCATCCATAAACGTCCCACCGCGTACCCACTCGCTTAAATCTTTTGCTTCGACCGTCAATTCAGCAAGCCGTTCCTTTTTCGCCTGTAGTGCCTTGCTAACTTTTTCTTCGCTCCACATATTTAGTCCTTTTTGTTAAGATTATCTAGACGTTGTAATGATTCAAACGCCATGTCTTCTGCGTTAGCCGCAATTTCTTTTGCGGACCGTTCGTCGTTCTCGGCACGAACGTCACACAATAATCGTCCGTTTATGTCGCAGCCATGTTTTTTGGCCCATGCTTTTGCAGCCTTGTGGCCCTCTGTCCATTGTTGCAGCAACTCTGGTGGTGTTGGTTTTTGTAATTCTTCCAGTCGTTTATGGTTTGCATAAACCCAATCGTAGTATTCGCGCTTTGTTTTCTCACCAAACATGTTGTGCCGACAGTACTGTTCGTACGCGTTACGCCACGTCTGTTTATCCCATTCCCAACAAAACTTATTCACTATGTTTAGATTCATGTTAATACCTACTCGATTGTTAAATCAAATTCATTTGGTGTTCGTGCCATAAAGTACGCCATCGTCGTTTGACTGTCAAGCACTGCGCCTTTCGTCTTGTTCAACCCTAACAACAAACACCCGTCTGTGTCTTTGGCTGTGTTTCCTGCGTGAATACGCACGCCGGAGAAGCCCGGCACGTCTAGTATCTCGGGCAGAATCTTTTTGAATCGTGGAGAGTATGACTTAATGACCTTGTAGTCGCCGGCGGGGATTGCGGTCTTGCCTTTAATCTTTTCGCCGTTTGGTCGGACGGTATCTTCCAGCGTGTCGCAGAAGTAATGCCCGTCGATATAAAGTTTACCGATTGTATAATCAGCACCCTTAAAGTTTCGTTTCACTGTCAGTTTCATTTTCCTTTCCTTTCAGTATTAGTTTTATTCCCATTCCTCCGCAACAAACTCTTCGTGCGTCTCTACCCTAAATTGCCCAGAACACAGCGGGCACCTAAAAATCGGACCGTCAATTCTGATTGCTATCGTATCGTTCATTCCAACCTTTACAACCCTATCGCAACATGGACACTTGCTTTCGAACTTTAGTCCGCACCAAACACTTTCTATTCCGAACATTTTAGCGCCTCCGCTAATTCAAACACGGGCGCGTCACATAATACCACAATTGGTAATTCGCGAATCCCCAACGCGCGCGCAAGATTCAGTATTGTTGCCGTGTCTGTTTCGACTTCGGCGTCCGGCACTTGTTCGGCCAGCGTTTTGCAGCGCGAGCAACCGTTTTGAGATAAAATTATTTTACGCATTCTTATGCTCCTTTTCCCAGTATATAAAAAAATCCATAAGTTCACAGACGTTATCATAACTAATACAGATTTGGTCCGTGTACGGACTGCCCGTGCGAATAATGCGCCATATCAAACGCAAGCGATTTCGCCATGTGTTTTTTGTGCAATAACGATTGAACATCCCGAGGTTAAACCCGCACGGATAATCATCGGCGACAACCAATACTTCCTCGCCACAATCACATTCGATTGCAATCTTTTCGTCCATTTTGTTTTTCATATTTTACTCCTTAATCCATTTTTTCTTTTTTGCGATATCCAAGAAATCGCGGCAGCTTATCGCGGCGAACTTAAAATCGTTTTCTTCAAGCCCGGCTTTCAGATACTCGAGCAAGTCATCTTTGGTTTTGATTTCATCTGCGATATTCCACGGTTTTATTTGCATTTTTCACCTCTTTGAATTTTTTGTTTATACTCCGCCTGTGCTATGAACTGCTCTTTTATCAGTTCGTTTTTGACAGCGGACAGTTCGTCATAGTTATCGCAGCGATAAACGCATTTGCCGATAGTGAAGAAGTATCCGTTTTTATCCTGCTGTATGTCGCTTATCATTGGTTAGTCCTTTATTTCATAGTCGGCATAATCTTGCGGCTCTAATTTTCTGCCCAATAACCGTTCTGTGCATTTTTTGCACAAAACCATTCTTGTTGATGTTACTGGGGTTGCTACTGCTTTTTCCCAAATTTCTTGTTTTAATTGAAAATAGTCGCCTTTGTGCTTAAACACATTTTTTCCACAGGCGGTACAGTGTAAACCAACCCACCACCATTTGTATTGCTTTCGGTGCATCCATAATTTGAAATGATTTATATAATAGCCGATAAGATGTTTCATTGGTCTTGTTCCTTGAATTGTATTGGTTTGATTCTTTTTATACGCAAATTTTTCAACCAAAACGATTTATATCCTTTTTCTTTACACCATCTTTTCTCTGCGTAACCTATGGCACCTGCTGTGCAATTTAAGTATTTGGCTAGTTCTTTGCGTGAGTAAAAGTTTCGTGTTGTGCCGTTGATATGATAAGCAACCTTTCTTCTGCTCATTGGTCTTGTTCCTTTATTGGTTTACCGTCTTTATCAACAAGGGTTATACTGAACCCCATTTTCTCAAACACTTTCATAAACGCTTTTACCTTTGATGGTATTTTTATTGGCTGTGGCATTTTCTTTACTTCTTTTTCTTAAAGTTAACTTTTTGCGGCGTTTGCTTTACTTCTGGGTCTATTACCCGAAACAATGATGTTGCTTTCATACGACCTAATATACACTCTGTTTGACAGTAAATATATTCGGCTAAATATGCACGTATTTCACTGTCGCTTGGGCTAGTTCCCATATCTGCGCCAATGTTATTCAAGATAAAATCGGCTGCGTGGATACACTCGTGCATTACATAGCCAGTGAACGCATCTTTTCCTTTTACATAAATGTCTATTTGTTGGCTGTCTGACGAAGTTTCGCAACGTGCTTGTGCGTTTTTTTTAACATATTCTGGCAGACCATCATAGACAACTACTACGTGCTTAAAAACATCTACAACAAACTTTCCTAGTATTTTCATCATTATTCCCCCTTATCAAGTTCTTGTTCCTTTTGTTCTGCTTGTTCGTCAGTTTTATATAATTCGTTATATGCTTTTGCTACGTTGTCGCACAAGAACCCAACCAGATATGCTAGTGCTTCGTCTTGCGTTGGGAAATATACTACATCTCGTTCCGCTAATATACGGTTGGCAATATGCACACACTCGTGGGAAATTGTCCGCCAAGGGTTTATATCTTTTGACAACCAAATATGCAGTTGTCCGTTTTTATCACGCCAATATCCAGCATCAGCAAATTCATTTAATTGCACATCTTCGGGCAAGTCGTCTTTGTGGCTTTGGATTACGATATAATCGTCATAAATTGGCACATTACAGCCAAACGCTTTTACCTTGTCTGTCATTTTACATCCTTTTGTTTTGGTTTTATCTTTTTCAAACCCTTGCCGTCTATGTATTCATACCCGCAATCGTGAAACCAAACCAATTTTAACATCTGGTCTTTACCACAGGTTGGACAAACGATATTTGCCCGACCTTTATAAACCAAAGTTCCTTTATCTATTGCAGTATCACAACAGTTTTTTGTCATTGTTTTCCCTTTTTGTTTCGCATTTTGTGCATTTTATATGATAATAATAATAAACTGTTTTGTTCCATATCATTTCAGCAAAATCTTCTGTTATGGCGCCATCTGCTTCAAGGTTTATATCTGCCCCTAATCTTAAACAATTAACAATTCTGTCACCAAGTTGGAACGATTTACCATTATTCCAACACCAACCAATACTTCTTTTGATTTTACTTTTTATGAACATCACTCATCCTTTTGTTCTAGTGCTGTTATTTGTTCTATAATATCTTGGCAACCAGCAGAAAACATACTAAAACCAGCAATGTCTGCAAGTTCTTTTAATGCTTTTGCTTTTTCAACAGCGACATCCAATGCCTTGCGTGCCTTTTCTAAATCATCTTGAAGAGTGTCTACTTTAACTGAAAGATGGTCTCTTTCTTGTATTGCGTGTTCCAACCAAGTATTCAAATCATTATATGTTGGTTTCTGCATTGTCTAACTCCTTTAATGCTTTTTCTGCCGTTGAAATTGGTTATAAATCTGTCCACAATTCCGTTTCAATCGTTCCGTGGTAATCTCGCTTTATCCATACGGCACAAGCAGGAAAGCCAAACGGAAAACCGCATTTGCTCGCTGGCATTACCCAAATCTTTTTAATGCCGCCGTAGTTTGCAAGGTCAAGGCAACGCCCCCACGACGATACGATTTTGTTCAGCGGTATCAGATACACAATATTTTCGGCGATTTCGTAACTGTGTTTCATAACTTCCGTGAACTTGCTATACGGGGGATTGGTTACAATCCACTCGACGGGCATTTTCCAATCAAAAAAATCTTTTCCGTCTTTAATTTCGCACCAAAACTTATGCATTGTTTCCGGGTATTGGTCGTAAAAAGCACCGTCGCCCCTAAATGCGTCTAGGACCGCGTCAAACCATTCTATCGGCAACTGGTCTATGATACGCTTTGCAATATGCCTTGGTGTCATAATATCGTCGTTAACAATTCTCATTTTATTCCTTTCAATCTTGGTGGGGCTAGTGTCCGCTTTTTTGTTCGCGTAGCATAGTCGCTTTATTCAGACACGATTCACTAATGCTTCTGTTCGTGCCAGTTCACACTTTACGCGTACACAGACCCAGATTGTATTTACTATTGTGCATATCACTTGCGGTTCCATACACTCAAAATACAACCCTGCGTTTTCGCTCCCATTGGAGCCCGTGTGGGCGCACGCTAGCCAACCCAACACGGACATATTGCGCTGGCGTTGGGCACCCTGCCAGCAAGGGCCGGAAGCACCACGAGGTATAGGAGAAAAAGAAGTGGCGCCACCCAAACTCGAGGGAGTTTTAGCCGGGCTCCCAGCCGGTCGTTGTGGTAGTTCCATACTTTGATGCCTACCTTTCCGTTGTCGCATCTTATCCGACTTGCCCGAGCCAGTCGGTCCAACCTAGCCGCGCAATGTTATTCAAGGTTATGAGCCTCAAATCTTGCTCTTGGACGAGGACGCATCCCACGAACGAATCTTTGGCTGACCGGGTGAGGCTCGAACTCACAACCTCCCGCTTAACAGGCGGGTGCAAATCTACCAATTGTGCTACCGGTCAATAAACTCTCTTATTATATTTTCCTTTTCCGCTTTTTTTACTTCCGCTTCCGTCGGCTGTCTAAAATTATACATTTTACCAACGCAATGTCGAGAACAGAAAATCAGTCGTTTTTTGCAATAAAAACGCTTTTCCTTGTAAAAGACTTTCCCACACGACGGACACTTTATTTCCAACATTGTCTTGCCTTTCTTTGAGTGCATTGCAACGTGGGCCTTAGCGTCCATAAGTTGAAGATTCCCTATATCATTATTAAACTTATTACCGTCTTTGTGATGCACGATACAACCGTCCGGCACCGGTAAGCCAGTTTCTTTTTCCCACACCAAATGATGTTCATAGCAATACCGTCCACGGTATCGCTTGCCACGATACCAATCAGGTGCTACTACTAAAATATAATCTCCGTTTTTCATTTGTGTCCTTAAACTTAATGGCGGATTGGATTAAAGCGCTGCAGTTCGCTGGTTCCTACGAGACCATAGCCATCCGCCTGTGGCTAGTGCTTATGCTACTCGGTTTGCTAACCAAAAACCTTGTCCCCAGCACTAAAAGGACTGACGCAATCTTTCTTTGTTCCTAGGCGTTGCGTCGCACGATACTTGGAATACATCAACAGTATCATGGCCCAGACAGGAGCGGCCGTGTATCCCCGACCTTGCTAATGTTCTAATGAACACGAACAATATGCTGCATTTGGGGCCCGTCCTGCAGCGAGACGGATGAACGGGGAAATTAGGAAACCCCTGCCCCGAACGCTTTGCGAGCGGCTGCCCGCTTATTTTTTTCAACCTCTTGTTCTCTTGCTTTTGCTTCCAGTGCAGCGATGTGCGCTTCCATAACTTCGCGACGACTGATTATGTCACTGAAGCCAAGCACACAAACTACAAGAATCACAGCTGCAATTATAACCGTCATTATTGTCCCCTACGGCTGCGTGCGGTTTCATTTAATTCACGAACCAACTGACGCACTTGTTCGATACTTTCGTCTGTTGGGTTATACAGGTGGACAATCATTCGCTTACGTGTGTCCCACCAGTGACTCGTGCTTCCTAAAGGTCTAGCCATAATTATACCTCTCTTTTATATTTGTTTATCTCGTCCAAAATCTCGTCGTAGCGAGCGTTCAGTTTATTAAGTGCCTCAACTATCTGCGTTTGATATTCCCCGTCGGCTGCAATCTCTTGGATAACCAACTTCATATCCGGGTGCCACACGATAAAATCGCAAGAGTCCGCACCAGTAAGTAGCATATTAAACTGCATCTGTGTTTGATAGACAGGCGGTATCTTACCGGCAGCCATACGGAGATAGTTTTTTATCTCTGGACATTTAATCTCGATAATCTTATCAAGACGCCCGTCGTGATAAATCACACCGTCCGGAGAGCAGCCGGCACGCTTCGCTTCCCAGTCAACAAAACCAACCTCCTGAACGTCGTTAAATGTTTGTTCGATATATTCCTGTCGGGCCAGTGGTTCAAGCTCGGTGCCACGTTCCATTGCTTCAGAGCGCGACGCTTCCCCAAAGTCATAGCCGATAGCTTCCAATACTTTTTTATACAGGTTACTTTCGGCAGTATCGGACAATTCGCCTTTCTTGACGATAGACATATACTGATGAAAATCTGAACCAGTGAACTTACCAGCACGAGCAGCGAGCCATGCTGGGTTCGCCGACCCGTCCGGTAAATGTTGTGGTTCGTTAATTATTCGCATCGGTCGCACCTTGTTTTTCACACAGTTTCTTTAAGGCCACACCCATCGCCGTCAGTTTTTCAACGTCGTTGCAGTCGTCGTAAAGAGCGAATGCGCTGGTGTCAACGGTTGGGTCAAGTGCGCCCAGCATGAGTTTAATTTTTTCTTTCATGCGAGCAATTTTAGCTTCCTTATCGGCGTTGCGATTGTCCATTGTGTCAGCGTCTTTAGTATCGTCGATGCAGAACAAACCGTTCAACGCATACTTGCGCGCATAGGAACTTGCCGCACCCGTAATCTGTGATTCGTCCATACCTTTCTTAGCCAACGGTTCACGAGCAAACGCCGTAGTTTGAGCCAATACTTCGCCATTCTCAGTAGCACACAGTGTCGCTGTCGCCTTTATATAAAACCGAGTATCGTCCTTATCGCCGATAAAAACAATATCGTCGGAAACGGTTAATGTTGCACCATACTTGTCAAGCAACGGTTTAACCGCTTCCATAATATCTTCGCACGAACGGTACTTATACCCACCGAACTTATTTTCTTGTCCTTTCGGCGCTTTTAATTCGCGCTGAATATCTTGCAATATTTTACTGTTCGACATTTTCTACTCCCTCGGTTGTGCTCTTGCGTAATTCGAACTGGTTGATTTCGCGGCGGATAATACCGTACAACACCAGCTTGCCGTCACGCACCTTATATTCATAATAATCGTACTTCTGTTCTTGAACAGGCGCTACCGGTTTTTCAACTTTTGGAGTTTTAATTTTTGGTACAGCTCTTATAGAATCAAGTGTCAGTTTTTCAGCACCTTTATTCCAGAATTTACCAAGGAATATACCGGACATTTTTTCTGTCGGTACAGCCATTATGTCAGACGGCTTGGTGTCAAGATAAATTTGACGACTACTTACACCCTTAGCCCACATAGTGTGTTTTACATGGCGCACAAGCTCGTCCAGTGTGTGTCCGGAATTAAAATAGATTCCATTGTTGTAGTCAAGCCAGCCAATCCACAAGGTTTTTGCTGGGTTCTTTGTGTACTTAATTATATACATTTTTTAGTCCTTTGGTTTTGTGTTATATTGGCATTATAATGGTTAAATTATAATAGTCAAGTTCTTTTTTAGTTTATTGAATCAAAAGTTAATGGGTCGTCATATCCGCCCGGCTCATTGTCCGGGTCACGATATGGCTTACAGTTTAAGCAATAGTTTCCCATACATTCGTCGTTAAATTCGTGTGGTAAATAGTAGTCGCCACATTCGTCGCATGCACGAAAATTTTCTTGCTTACAATCGAGCAACGCGGCACATATACCGGTTAAGGTTGCGTGCTTGTCAGTATTAACGCAGTCTGATAAATAATCAGAAACGTAACGTTCGAATAATTCCAGCTCCTCGTCTGTTGGGTTGTGATATATCAGACAGTAAATTTCACCACGCAACGCGGTTTTATAATCTGTGATGCTAATTATTTCGTATTTCATTTACTCCTCCGTTAAATATACAACGAACACAAAGTCAAGCATTCCACCGTCGGTCAGTACAGCAAAATCTGTTATACTGTGGTCTTTACAAAATTCGATTGTTTCAGTAAGCGCACAATCAAGGTCTGCATCGTCGTCCTCATACCAGAAACACATAGTGTGGACACGTTGACCCGGGCAGTCAAGCCGATGCTGCAACAATTCTGTTGCACGTTCCGGTACTTCGCCACATTCAATCTTATCGTCATGGTAATCGTCGCGCGCTTCGTCGATTGCTGCACGCGCAGCTTTGTATAATTCTTTATTCATATTATGCCTCCGTGTTAGAATGGTGTTAGAATGTTGAATCATGAAATTTACAACACCGTCTATCACAGCTGTGTTATCTTTTTCCGGAAACGCCGCCTTGTCTAAACAGGCCAGCAGCGCAGCATGATAAATTAAATCTTTTTCACGCTTTGTTAGTCCGTGTTCCCCTTGTAATTCGTTGACGGTCTCAATCAAGTCGTCAACCTTACCAGCAAGATGCGCCGCAAAATTTTCAACACTAGAAAACATGCCTTGCTCTGCGACTGGTGCTATTTTAGCCATTTTTACGCTCCTTTAGTTAGTGTTATGATATTATTATAGTATCTATTTTAATATTGTCAAGTATTATTTTTCGGGTTCGACCGGGTCAAGAAATTCGAATATGGTATTATTTGCAAGTTCGGCGCAAAATTCGTCATATTCGTTCAAGTCGAGTTCATTTAACAGGTAAAACTCAATCATGATTGTATTATCCGGTTTTTGTTCAAACTCGGCGACATTATTTGGTATAAAACTTATAAAGCCGTCATAGCTTGTCCAATTTTCATGCAAATATTCGTCAAACTTTGTACGGTTCGCCTGTAAGCAGTAATTTTTCAACGCGTCAAGGTCAATATCGCAATCGATTGTTAGCTTGTCCGTGGTATAATTATAATATTGTGGCGACCACAATTCTTTGTATTTCATATCTTTTATAATATCGTGATTTGGTAGGTTATCAAACAGCCAAGCCGTGCAGTTTTCACAGATGCTATTTGTATAGTCGTTCCAATTCACAATATCATATTGTGTATCGGTATCGTCTGCTTTATATTCGGCTATTTCATTTATATAGTCGCTATTATTAAAAACTGATTCATAAAAGCCTGCGAATAACGCGGGGCTTTGGTTCGTGTATTCAACTGTCATTTTATGCTCCTTTATTAATAATCTTTATAAACTAAATGATATTGGTTTTGTTTTCGCATATATTGTGCCTTGACAAGATAGCAATTCCAATAAGATTCGCCGTCCTGTGATAAAAACAAGTCAACCGGTATTGCCTTTGGGTCTGTTGTGTATACGTCCCATTGCTCATTGTCGGCATCATAACAACCGCTATAAGTCGTATCTTTTTCAAGGTTGATTTTTAATATAACGCCCATGTTGTCCCCCTTATTTGTTATTCCATTCGGCTTCAGGTATTTCAGCCCATTCCCATAAAACCGGTTCGCCTGTAAAATACTTTTTAATTTCGGCTTGGTGTTCTTGTAAAAAGATAGTGTCGCCCCATGATATATCACGGTCGGCTTTTATATCATTCAAGATGCGTTCAAGCTCTCTATAAACTTCTAAAAATTTATAGTGATTATTCCAATTTATAATTCGTTCTTGTTTCATTTTTAGCTCCTTTGTTTGCTAGTTATGATAAAATCACCATGATTTTATCGGACAAGGGCGCAATTGCCCCTTGCCTGATAAAACTATTCAAAAACGATTGTTTTTATACCCATTGACGCACATAATTCGGTCGCTTTTACCGCCTTGCCTGCTTTCAAGTCGTCAAGGTATGATTCATAGCTCTTTTTCGGTTTTACTATTCGCGCTTTCATTATTTGCTCCTATTGTTATATTGTCGCGGTGTCCGCGTGTATTTCATTGCACAACGCCTGGTATTCGCCTGCTTGCCACAATTGATAGTATTTATCAAAATTTGCGGCAAGTGCGGCGTCGTATTTTTCAAGCGCCTTTGCGCTGAATCTGCCAATTTTCAGGCTTGTCTGCCCGTTATAATCTGCGCAAGGGCACGACAAGCGGCTTTTGTACCCAGTTCTGTATTCGTCTGTGCACTGCTCCCAGCTTGCGCGCCATAACCCGTCGTGGTGTGTAATTGATATAACGAACAAATCGCGGTCGCCGTTTTCGTGCGTTTTAATTTCGCGCTCCTGCTGCGCCTTGCGCGTCCATTGTGTGATTCGTATCATGATTTAGCTCCTTTATTCATTGTTTGCTTTTTCTGCCGCATCAAGCTCGTCCCATGAAAAGCCATCATAGTTGCCATCAGTTAAATCGAACCACAAAAAATCATTTAATTGCGTCTCGGTCCATTGCTCGCCGCCGTCCATTAGCTCGGCAAGTATCTCGTCAAGCTCGCCTATTTTACCGGCACTCCGAACTTTATTTAATACGTCCTTGCCACCAGACCATGCATCAAAATTATCAATTGTATTCAATTCAGTTGTGTATTTTATCATACCTTTGCTCCTTTGTTAATGTTAAAATTCACAATATTTTTTATTGTGGTGCTATTATTATAGTATAACAAAATATGCTTGTCAAGTGTCAATGTGATATTTTTATGATGCTATTTAAATGTTGCTTGTAGCCGCTATCAATATTAGCGGCTATGATTTTAAAATAGTGGCAAGCCCTGATTTTCTGGGGTTGAGGCGGTCATTTGTAGCCGGTAGCCGCTAGGTGCTATTTTATTTGTATTTATTCGTTAAAAAAAAATTAATTAATTTTGATTTTTTTGGCTATTAGTGGCTATTTGCGGCTATGTTGATATAAAAAGTGCCGGATTTCCGGTAGCCGCAAGGGGTGAATTAGTGGCTATTTGTAGCCGCTATAGTGGCTACATTGTGGCTATTTGCGGCAATTTGTATTCGTATTGGTCGTGGCTGTTGTGCATTTGTTGGCTATTTGCTGCGTGTTTGCTCGGTTCTGTAGTTCTTGCGCTGGGTGTGGCGTTCCATTTTTGCGGGTTGTGTGGTCGTCGGCTGATGCGGTTGCTCGTCTGCTGCGCTTTGGTGTCGGTTCTGTGGTATGAAGGTGGCCGGGGGTGTGTTTCTGTATTCGTGGGCGCAGGGGGTGGCACCCCAGAAAGTCGGCGGCGGCGAAAATTATACCCCTCTATTCTCTGTTCCGCAGGATAAAATAAAAGGTTTACATTTTTCCAAAACCTGTTATAATACAAATGTCAGCAGTAGATAGTGTAACGAGTGGAGCACATCAGCCCTTGAAGTTGAAGGACGCGAAAGCTGCCGATTTCGGGTTTGTCTTTTATGACATTCTCCGCTTAACCGTGAACCTTATGAGTTCAGCATAAGGGGAACGACTGAACGACACCCTTAGCATTGGCTAGGGGATATACCTGACCGTTGCTTAAAGGTAATGCCTTGCTTGTTAGCGGTCTTGGTCTGGGGCAACGCTAGTTTCTGGTTTTCGCCCCATTTTTTTTTATTGAAAACGAATTATGGCATGGTATAATAATTTTGAACTACTTGATGGTCCTGGTGGCTGTAGGGTGGTGGTCGTACTTGGTACGTAGTTTTTTACTTTGAAGAACGGAGGTGGCGACCCGAAACGCGCGTCCTGTCGGCCTAGTGGAAGGCAGGACATTTTTGTTGCAATTATTTTGATACGATATTATAATACTGGTATGGCGATAGAATTAAATTTTACTGATGAGGACGGGTTATGGTCTACTATTGTTGACCTGATGGAGCGGGAGAACCAGCGGTTTAGTGTATTATTGGACACGGAGCCAGAGTTGTTTGAAGAGCCGATGAGCTGGATGCGGTTTCGGGCGAGACTGATTCATGATGGCAAGCAGGTGTTATTGGCTGAGATTGAGCAACTTGAAAGATATATGGTGACTGACAAGATTGAGAGGGAGCTATATATGGCGTATAATACGGGGGACAAGGAGGGGGTAGAGATTTGTGTAAAGACATTAAACGGGATAATTGCGAAATCCAAACTTGGGTTATCGAAACTTGATAGCGACCGGAAGCTTGCGGAGACGCGGATGCGGTTTAAGAAGGAAGACGACAAGCTTGAGAAGTTCAACACTGACGAGCTTGCCAAGATGTTGGAGGTTATGAAGAAAGATGGAAGTAACGCAAGCGGAAATTGAGCGCGAGTTACGGTCGCGTTTTGCTTTATACAATCCGTATCCGAAGCAGAAGGTGTTCCACAACAGCTTGGCTATGAGTCGGGTTATCAGTGGAGGGAACCAGACGGGGAAGACTTTCTGTGGGACGCATGACGTAGCGTTTCATGCGACGGGTTATTATCCTGATTGGTATACTGGCTGGAGATTAAAGGCGCGTTATGATGAGATAAGCGGCAACATGATTTGCACGATTGTTGTGGCTGCGACTGATTCAAAGACCCTACGCGACAATATTATGAAGAAGATTGTGGGAACGGAGATAAACGATTACGCAGACGGCCTAATTGCGCGGAAGTTCATGGTGGAAGGGAGCTTCGTAAAAAGCCGCGGTGTGAGTGGTGGGTTATTGGATAGTGTACAGGTAAGACGGCAGGATGGCAGTATTTGTTTTTTATGTTTCCGAAGTTACGAACAGGGACGAGAGAACTTACAGTCATTAACCGCTGATTACGTTTATTGCGACGAAGAGCCACCACAAGACGTTTATGCTGAATTGATGGCGCGACTTGCTGCAACAGGCGGACATTTCCTTATGGCGTTTACGCCATTAAAGGGTATGACGTCTATTGTGCAGGAGTTCTGGAACGGCGAAGACCCGAGCAAAGAACTTTTCTGTATGTCGATATACGAGGTGGACCATATTGCAAAACACCCGGAGAAGATAGCGCAGATTAAGAGTATGTATGCGGGGCTTTCTGATGCGGAACGCGAGGCTCGTATGATGGGTATACCGGCGATGGGTAGCGGTGTTGTATATCCGATAGATGACGCGGTCTTAAAATGTGATGCGTTTCCGATACCGAATGACTGGAAGCGTATCTGTGGCTTGGACTTTGGGCGAGGCGAACACCCGATAGCAGCGGTATGGCTTGCCTTTGACCCAGAAGGAGTCTGTTATTTATATGACTGTTTCAAGTTAACCCGTGTTGGCGACTTAGAAGTAGCGAACCAGTTATTAGCAAGAGGTGATTACATTCCTGTTTCATGGCCGCATGACTTTGTGAGAAGCTCGGGTATTAGTTCCATCAACGGACTAGAAAAAACGGAGGGCTGGAAGTACAAAGAGATATACGAGAAGTACGGCATTAACTTTACGGACACGAATGCGAAGACGGAAGAAGGTTCGGTCCGGGTTGAAGCGGGCATAGTTGAAGTTCGCCAGGCCATGATTGAAGGCAAGTTCCGTGTGTTCTCACATCTTTCCGAATGGTTCAAGGAAAAAGCGACATATTTGTATAAGGAAGACGGCACGGTCACCAAGGAAAAGGACGACTTACTTGACGCAACGAGATACGCGTATATAATGAGAAGGTACGCTGTAAGTAAAACCGAACACGATATTTATAGCAACGGGTATATTAATATAGATAGGGCGCAAGACAACACACTCGATAAGGACTACTGATGGCAGGGTATTTTGATAATTGGGGATACAGGTATAAAGAACCGGTCGGTAAAGGCGAAGTTAACAAGATTGTAAAAGAATACGAAGTTTACGGTTATGCCCGTGTATACACTAGAGCTCTTGGGCGCACGTATAGCAAAAGCAAAACTTTTTTTCTTGGATATTTATATGGATGGTGGGGGACAAGGTCGACTACGAGTTATAATATGGTAAGATTAGTCAGCGCGAGCGGCAACTCTCAAGAACTATTTGCTATTTCTGAAGCACCGCTTGGTGGGGACAAGGAGACACTCGGATGAAAAAATATACCATAGAAGCGAAGACGCATTTGAGTAACGCAGATTATTTTGGTGGGAATAGGGATACCCAGCTTAACAATAATGTAAAAAACATAAAAGCAATCTGGGAGGGCGCCAATAAGTATCGTTACGCTGGAGATGTATCAAAAACGAATGTTTTTACAAGATATGTAAAACAATCGGATACAGCAAAAAGACAAATTGTTCCTGGGGAGTCGCCAGTAGTAACATTGGGTGGACCATTTCAAAAAGTAGGCAATCAAGATGAAACCGTCGGTGGAGACAATCAAAAAGTGGGATAATAAAAAAACTATTGTAATAAAATCACACGTGTGATAATATAAGAACAAGGTTTGAACAGATAGGCCGCTTCTATATGTTTTGGTACAACCAGACAGGGACGAGGTTATTAAACAAAATAGGTGTTATTATGGAATTTGGATGGATACTACCGGCTCTTTCTTCGTTGTGGAGTTTTATGGTTGGGGCCGCGCCCGTGATAACGGCTGGTACTGCAATATACGAGGGTGTAGAAACGACACGGTTGTCTAAAGAAGCGTCGAGAAAACAGGAAAAAGCGCAGGCGGAAGCCGAAAGAAAGCAAAAAGAAGCCGACGACAAGGCAGAAAAAGCACGCCTTGAAGCGTTGGCAAAAAACCAACAGGACGAAAATAAATTTAATTTCGGTGTTGATAGCGCGTTAGCCAAGCGTTATGCGGACGCTGCACAAAAGTGGGGTGCCGGCACCGGTGAAATGTCTGAAGAAGAGGAAGAAGAAAACCCATTTTACTCAAGAGGTTTGTTCTAATGAAAGACGGGATAAAATATTTCAAAGCCCGTTATAATGAATTGGAGACCGCGCGTGCGAACTACGTGTCGGAATGGAAAGAGTTGTCTAAGTTCCTAGCTCCATCGACGGGTATATTCGGCAATGATTCTGCTGGTGAAAAAAACAAACGCAAATACACATATCCGCGCGAAAACTTAAACGGTTTACCGCAGCGTTATATGCGTAATTTAGCCAGCGCATTGGTTGCTACATTATGTCCACCAGATAGTCGTTGGTTTGGTTATGTTGTTCCAAACGAAACCGATGAAGAACAAAGCTGGTTACACAAAGCAGCTGATAAAGTTATGGCTGTGTTTCAGGCACGTGGTATCAGCACATTTTTGGAAGCTTTGTTTTACGAAGGTGCGACCTATGGTGTGAGCTGTATGTCGATTGAAAAATCGAACAAACACAAGTTAGATTTTGGTAGTTTTACAATCGGCGAATTTTATTTAGACGAAGATTTTGAAGGCAACGAAAACACGTTATATCATCGCTTCACTATGAATAGCCGCCAGTTAAAAGAATGGTTCGGTATGGATAAGTTGCCGCCAAGAATACAAGACGAATTAAAGAATGGTGGCAAGGTTACCGATTGGAATATTATTCAAGCTATTGAACCGAATCCAGATTATTTGCCGGACTTCAAGAATCAGTTTAATAAACCGTTTATAAGTTATATTTGGATTGATAAATATTCCGACGACGAATGTGTATTGGAAGAAAAGGGCATGCGTGACTTTCCGTTCATCGCGTTTCACTGGTATCGTAAAATCAATTCCGTCTACACAATGGGATTGGGTCACGACATCTTGGCGGACGTGAAAGAATTACAAGCATTGGAACGCGACACAAAGCGTGCGCGTGCAAAGAAGATTAACCCACCGCTGCGCGCAGACCCATCGTTAAAAAATTCTGGTGGCGTGAAAGTTGGTTCGGACGATATTAACTGGTCGAACAATAAAGATGGTATCACGCCGTTATATAACGTGAACTTCGACACGCAAGAAGGCCAAGCGGCGATTCAGGAAAAAGAACAGAAGTTGTATCAGTTGACATACAATTATCTGTTTAGCCAAATCATTAACCGCAACAAAACAATGAGCGCAACCGAGGTTAATAAGA